CTGTATCATTCAACCATGCCTTTCTATAAAATTCATTTGTGTCTGGAAACTTCTCTGAAACTAATTTCTTTTTATTAAGAACCATATTACCGATATAATCAAGACTTAAAGATGGTAGCGTACCCCTTTGAGAATCATTCCATTGTCGCTCAAAGGCTACTTCTAAACTAAGGGTTATGCGGCCACCTATGGGCTGTTCTATCGGAGTGAATCCTTTTTCAGCATAAGCAAAAGAATAGCCTTCCTTCACCTTCTTTACCCCTTTAATTGAACCGATTGGAGACATTACACAAGGGTTTAATCCAAGAATACAAGCCCTGTTAAGTAATTTAGGAACATCAGCAAAATTACCAAACCAAGCAATTAACATATCGGGGTCTTTTACAACCATAGTTGTCATAAAGTTTTCAATCATGTCTTTTTCGTTAGAAAAAATAATAGTATTACTCCACTTTGCTGAATCAAAGACATTATCATCAATAGGCGTTTCATCAGGAAACCAAACCCACTGAAAGTAGTTTTTATCATAATTATCATACATTACAATAGTAGTAATCTTATCATGATGTTCTCCGCCTTGTTGCCATTCCATATCCCAATACCACTTACGCATATTGTATTCGGGCATTTCCTCTATTTCATCTACACAATATCTAAAATGTAGTGGAACATCTGCTTCATAGGTTTTAGAAAACAACTTTCTTGCTTCTTTAATATCATAAGAATTTTCTACATATACTTTCTTTAGAGGTACTTTATTAATGTTAATTGAATCACCAGTAACATACTCAAAATCTCTAGTTAGATACTTAGAAGGAGAATATGTTCTTGGTTCTAAGACATCGGCCTCAACAAAAAAATACGGTTTAAATTCTACCATATCAAATCGTCTTTCTCCATTTTCTCTCCAAGACTTATATATGGTTTTGCCGTCTTTCATCTTATTTATTATCATTATTAATCCCCGTTAACGGTAGGTGCTTTGAGTAATACTCTATCAGTAGAAACTAATAATAGCGGAAACTCATCTCTCATGTATATATTTATTAGTTGAGGTGAATCAAAGAAAGAATATACTGCATTACTAAACTCAACCGTTGCTGGTTCCCCAATAGGAAATACAGGAGTAATTACTTCCTCATACTTATTCATTACATTTTCTCTAGAAGAAACAGTAAGAAGGTTGTTATTGTAATCAAATTTATATATTCCACTTTTAACTATTTCACAATTTTTAATTGCTTCCTTGAGTTGTTTTTGAGTAACAGTAAATGCCCCTTCAAAGTTAGAATTACCGAATGTAAATAATGTTTCGGGTCGAATCTCATATCTAATATGATTGAGCATATTTTTTAATCTATTCAAAGAATCAGCATTTGGATGAGTAACTACTCTAGGTACTGATGCCTTTTTAACATCACTATTCATAGCAATAAAATCACCAATAGAAAAGGTTACTGTTTCTTCAAATGATTTTAGATAAGGAATAATAGTACGGCTATCAACACATACTGTTCCATCTATTGTTTCACCTTCTAGAACAATATCAACCTTAGCACAAAATGTAGCATTGGCATTCCAAACGCTTAAATTATTTCCACTAACTACAATATCAGCGTATGTTCCAAAAGAAGTATTACCGAAACCATTTCCTGTTGAGCCTTTACCTTTTACTTGTACGCTATCTAATGCTTTACTTAGTGAATCACAATCAACTGTAAATTTCATTCATTTCACCACTTATGGAACATTACGAGGTTCTTACTTTGATTTAGGTTATAAATATCTTGCATAAGTCTTCCATAAGATGAAGGCTTACTTTCTCCATCCATAGAATACTTTTGTCTCTTTTCATTCAGTTTTAATTTAACCATCATTCTTTTATGGGAATAATTCTCATTCTTAACTATTCTAATATAACCATCAATAAATCTTGCACTTCTAGCAAAAGGAACATATGGTGCTATTTCAGCAAGATAATTAATAAAACTATAAGCAAATTCCATATTATCTAATTCTAGATTGCCTCTTTTAAAGGCAGTTAAACCACCCTTACTATAAATCCTACATAAAGCAGTATAATTTAATCCACTCTCTAAATGAATATCTTTTAATATTTCATAAGGTTCTGCTAACTTTTTATCATCATTAGATGCAAAGAAATCCACATAATTATTTAGACTCCAATTCTTTTGAATAGTATTTAAATCAATAATAACATTAAGACTGTCTCTAGGAACCACAATTGCAGGAATTATTAGACCTAATTCTTTAGCCGCAGTATATCTATGTTGTCCGTCAATAATAAAATATCTATTTCTATACTTAGTAACAGTAATAGTTGTTAAAATACCCCATTTTTCCATGCTCGTTTTCAGTTTAGCAACAGAAGAAGCATTTACTTCTCGATTTCCTGTAATAAACCCAATTTTATCATTAGGCTTAATTTCTATTAATGTATATTTTGTTTTCATATTAATCCCTCTCTTAGTTCTTTGATGCCATTCCATGAAACATTACCTGAACCAACAGTTAATGTTTCCCAAGTCTTACCGACTAATTCGGTATTAGTCTTACTACTAAGTAGTTCTGACTTATATACGACATCATTCTTTTTGCGTGTTCTTCGAGTATTAATAATCTGATATAGATAATCGCCCCAGTTGTGCCAATTAGGTTTAGAACCTACTACTTCACCAGTTGCACCATAATCTGCTTTAGCATGAGTAATATATATTTGGTCACAATTAAGGTTCTTACACATCATCAGTAATGAATAAAATGGAGCGTTTCTTTTACCCCATTCAAACTTCATCTTTTGGGGCTTTCCTATCTTAGAAGAACCTGTTACATGAAGTGTGCAACAATCTAACCATTTGTCTATCCCATCAAATACAAACAAAACATCTTCACCTTGCTCAATTTGTTGCTTAACAAACAATACAAAATCTTCTGAATTTGCTTCAGACTTTTGAATATCTAATTCACCATTAGAGTTTCTAACTTCAGGATTCCATAAGGTAATTCTATCAGTCATTTCATGATTCTGTCGCCATGTTGGTTCGCAACCATCATCCCAGTCTAAAACATATATTTGTTTATTAGGAAAGTCTAAAGCCAGTCCACTTTTAACTGTCTTAGGTTCGCCCCAAATACCGCAAATTAGACGGTTATTTCTAGAAAGCCTTTCTTCCGTTTGTTTCTTTAGTTTATCTTGAAATGCAGAAACTCTTGTATTGTTCTGCATATCATTCGCTACTGCTGTATTACCATTGTTACTTGTTAATCCCATATTTAATCACCTTTTATTTCATCTATTTCTATTTCTATTTCTAAGCCTCTTACATTAGTCCATTGAATCAATAACAATTGTAAATCATCAATATCTCTGCTTACATATCTAGCCTCTTTGTTGCCCATATGTAACTTAACCCAGTAAGTACCTTCTTCTTTTTCGTTCTCTTTCCAAGTTATAAAATCAACATTAAACAGGTCAATAATATAACTATTCTTTTTTAGTAAATATCTATTTTTTTTAATATCTTTCATTATTATTTCCTCCGTAAAGGTATAGGCTTCGCACCTAATTGAGTGTCAATTGCTCCACAAGTCACACTTACCTTGCTAAGTTTCTAATCTCGACATGAATTCTGTAATGTCGCCAACGCATCATACCCCACTATGTTACCGAAAACAATAACGGTACGGCATTTCTAGGGGAGATTAGACGGAGTTTCATTTCAAAACCAATCAAAGTCTTCCTCAATCGGTTGAGATACTTCAACAGCATTACCATGCTTAATAACACAATAAACCCCTGCTACATTAATAGTTACAGGTTCAACGCCTTCATCAGTTGTTCTTTGACTTGTACGACCAACAACAATAACAGAAGAACCAATACCAAAGTCAAGAGTTAAATGACTTGGAATCCAACAAGTTGTAATGCCATCATTATCATAAGATATTTCTGCATTTAAATCAGTTAGATTAATGATTCTATTACCATTTTTAGTTGGGGTCATATTCATATTACAAACTGTACCGTCTGTAATAACAAATCTTTCCTTAGAAGGAAGTGCTTGTCTCTGAATATGCGCTCTATCCATTTCAACCAAAGGAACTAAGTGACTACTAAAGTTGTTTCTTAGACAATCCTCAAAGTCATAGTTAGACATATCACGATACAAGTCATTCTCTTTATCCATTTCTGAATTTAGAGTCAAACTATCAACAGTTAATTGTTTAGCACCATAAATATCAGTCCCATTAGAACCAAGAACACAAAGGAAATGACACCATTCAAAAGTATTTGGTGTGAAATCAACTCCGCCCTGATTCTTATATGAGAAGTAATAAGGCTGCATTTCTCCTGTTCCTAAAGAACCATAGAAAATACCGCTTCTTCTCATTTGTTCAGAAGGAAGAGGTTTTCCATAGTTATTGTTCTTACCACCGTTCATATAAACGGGAGTATTATCTAGAGGAATAAAGAATCTACCGTCTTCTGTTTCTTCTGTTCCTGAAGGAAGAGTAGTTAGAGTTTTCTCATCATATTCGCCATTATGATAGCGGGAAACAACCCACTTACCCAAAGCATTTTGATTTGCTACTGCAACAATACCCTTTTCTAAAGCATTATCCGCATCACGGATAAACTCTTCTTTCGCTCTCGACCTATTATATGCCATCATATCTCTTGCTGCATCTAAAGATACAAAGAAACCAAAGGCTGACTTGTAAAAGGAATCATCGCTGTTTCCTTCTTTATTACTATCATTACTTTGACTTCTTCGGGTATTAGCAACAAAGTTACGCCAAAGACCCTTTGATATAGGGTTTGTTGTCTCTATGCTATTTTCCGAGCAAATCTCTTCAAACTTACTCATACCTTCTTCTGCACTCAAGCCTATGACTTCAGCACCTTTTAGTATTTCATTTTTCATATTTTCATCCATATTTTTTCACCTTTATTTTTTTTATTTTTTTTCCTACAATAACTGTCCTATTAACCAAGAGGCTAATAATTTTGGGGTCATTGTATTGGAACGCCATTCGCTTTCTCCTATTGTTCGTAAGAACTTGAATTTAATATTATTGTCTAATCCTTCTGAATTAATTACCGCTTCATGTAATCCGACACAGATTTCTCTAATAGATTTACCATCGTGCAAAAGGTTATGAATACTGTCTAAAGAATTAGAATTTTTATTTGTTATTGATATTAGTAATTTATTATAGTCAGTTAAACCAATCGCTATTTGTTTGTTGAGGGTTGAATTACTAGCCTTTGCTGCTTGTAACTCGGTAATCGCCCTCCGCATATCACCGTTCATAGCATATATAAAAGACCCTATTTCATCTTGGGAGAATCGAGTTATTCCTTCACTATCAAGAATAGAAGTCATTACTTCAATCATGTCTTCATTAGAAAGAGGTTTGAAATGATAGTTTGCACACCTGCTTTGAAGTGCAAAGATAATTTTATTTCTATCATTACAAGTAATAATGAATCTTATATTAGCAGAGTATCTTTCCATAATGCGCTTTAATGCATTTTGAGCATCATTAGTCATACCATCCATTTCATCTAGTAATACAATTCTAAATGGTACATCTCCAATAGTGCCACTTTGAGCGATATTCTTAATCGTAGTTCTAACTGTCTCTAGTCTTCTATCATCAGAAGCATTTACTTCTACATAGTTATCTCTAAAAGTTTCACCTAGTATTTCTTTACTTAGAACAATACCAGCAGTAGTTTTCCCATTTCCCGGATTTCCAAAGATTAATACATTAGGCATGTTTTTTTCTTGTGCCCAACTTTTAGCATCCATAGTAAAGTGTTCTTGTCCTTTTATTTCGCTTAGTAAAGCGGGTCTATATTTTTCTGTCCATAACATTATTCATTCCTCCATATTTTCATTTCTTCTTCAGTTAAATCCAAGTATGGGGTATTCCATTTCCCACAAGGACAATCATATTTTCTATCCCATTTAGAATCATATT